TCTTTACTTTTAATTGGATTGTTTGCATACTCTGCAGTTCCAACAAAGACTTCTCTTAATCTATCCCATTCGTTATTAACATTAACCATTAAAAAAATCCTTTTTCGTGTCCAGTCTTCAATTCATTTTCTGAATACTTGTAATGACCATCACTTATTCTAGCTGCATATTTATTATAGTCATAATATCTACATTGACTACTACACTTTTTCCAACTCAGAAAATTTTTCATCTTATCTAAAATATCATCTCTTTTTAAAAAATCAAGTCCATTTTCTAACCAATCATCAATAATATAATCTTCATTTCCTAAATGTTCACAACACCATAAAACATTACCATTAGAATTTACAACTACATAAAATAAAGGTGCAAAACATTGCTTTACATGATGTGTCCAATCTATATCAGACCAAACATAATTTTCTATATTAGAACTTGGTTCATTAATTAATTTTGAATGTCTCTGTTTACCAAAAGTTCCTTTATAACTTATACCCTTTTTTTCACAATAATTTCTAACTTCAACTTCTACCTCTTCCCAAGTATATCCATCAGGTGGTTCTAATGTTCTTTTACCAGCTCTTTCCATTGTTGCAGTCCTATCACTAAAATAAACAATTCTTTGGAAATATTCATCAAAACCCATTTCAACTGCTAAATCAACATTAGCTTTTAAATCAGAAATCTCTTTGTTATAATCATTAATCAAAACTTTATAAGTAAAAAAAGTACCATAACTTTTAAACTGATTCATTTTTTCAGATATACTTTTTTTAACCTTTTCTAAATTACCTCTTCTTATAATAAAATATTTTTCTGCATCTGCAGTGTCAATATCTATACCTACCCAATTTGGTTTAAATTCTTCTGTAAAGTTTAAATGTCTAAATCTTGCACCATTAGTTATTAATCCTACTTTATATCCTTTACTTAAAACATGATTTATAATCTTATCAGCATCTTTATGATCTAATGGTTCTCCACCTCCTGAAAAGGTAACATCATTAATACCATCGGGTAAATTATCTATAAAATTTATCCAATCCTCAGTAGTTGCTTTATCAGGATTATGTTCTCTAAATATTTCCGAATTACAATAATAGCAAGCTTGATGACAAGTATTAGTTATTTGCAATTCAATACTTAATGGTACTGGTGTTTTACCATGATTTATAATATCATTTAATCTTTCAAAATGATATTGTGCTTTGTTGACTAATCCTTCACTCATAACATTTTCTTTACTTTAGGTATTAATTCATCTACTACTTGACTGTGTGCTAACTTACCATCATGTTGTAAATCTCTAGCTTTATCCATATTCTCACTTGCTATAATTATATTTTGTACATTTTGAATATCTAAATGTAATTGAAAATCATTTATATAAGACCAATGTAAAACTGGCACATCTAATGCTTTCCACATATTATTTATTGCACAAAAATTAATATAAGTATCTTTATACATTTCACCATTTTCTTTCAAATATCTTGTTATAAACCAAGTATGATCTATATTACTAGCTACTGTATTTATATTATGATTTGTAAACTCTAAGTCTGTAGTGTTATGGGTTGTATGAGCAAAACTTTTTCTATAACTATGAGGCCATTGATAAATTATTAAGTTTGGTTTTTTCTTTCTAAGTTTTGGATATATGTTTTTAATAAACAAAACAGTATTAATATAAAGAATATCTGGTCCAACTCCACCTTTACCCAAATTTAAAATATCTATATCTAATGCTTGACCAAGTTGATTGCACCATATATCCTCTTGATATAACCCAATACCCTCTGTAATACTACAACCCATTACTAATATATTATCTTTATCTAAATAATCTAATTCTTTTGCTCTATAACCCCAACTATTAAAATCATATCGCAATGTTTTTTCACTATCTGCATATTCCCAATCTGAACCAATATCTTTTAAATTCATTTTAAATAAATTTTCATTATCGGTACTATACCACTTACAACTCCTCTTCGTTTTTTGATGAGTAGCAATTAATAAAGGAAATTGTTCCTCTGTAGTATTATATAGTGTTAACATACCGCGACTCATAATAATTTCCTTATATCATCAATTAAAAAATCTACTACATCAGAATGGATTTGCTTACCATCATGACCTTCAACAGGAGGAATTTCCTCTGGTCCTATATCTCTTGCTCTGTCATCAGCCTTGTTATGTATAATTCTTAAATTATCTGTTTCTATAAGTCCAATAGCTTCTTCACCTTTTTCAAAATCACCATACCAAGTCCAATGATAAACAGGAATATCTAAAGCTTTCCATAAAGTATCTACAGAATAGAAATTAAAAAAATTATCTCTGTACACTTCTCCGTATTCTTTTATCCATCTATTTTTATACCAATTACTATCTTCATTTGAAGCATGTGTATTCATATTATAATTAACTATTCTTAAACATGATCCATCTGGATTAATTGCATGTACATCTTCGTGTGCGAAACTTCTTCTAAAATTTTGTGGCCATTGATAAATTACTAATCTTGGTTTATATTTAATTAAGTTTTTAACATACAATATAGTATTCATATAACAAACATCACCACCAGTAGCATGTTTTGCTAAATTAAAAACATCCATACCAAGTTCTTTACACAATTTCTCACACCATATATCTTTTTGATATAAACCGACACCCTCTGTATAACTACACCCGAATACTAAAGCAAAGTCTTTATCTAAATCATCTATATTCTTAGTTCTATATCCCCACTCATTAAATTCATATACCAAATCTTCACTATTTTCATATTCCCAACCAGGTTTATTATTTTTATTATATTTTTCTTCCGAATCACTACTCCAAAATTTTAATGTTTGTGATTGACATCGTAAATCAACTATTAAAGGAAAATCTTTTGATAAAGTTAACACTATTTAAAAACCTTTCTTTTAGATATATCATAATAATTTTCCCAACTATAAACATCTTCATTTACTTCTGGTACTAAATCCATTAATAGTATTCCTCTAGCAGCATCTTCAGGTATCATATTCATATGCCAACCTATAATAGCAAAATCATCATCTCCATAATGTACATTCATATTACGACCATCATGACTTGCAAGTTTCAACCATTCATATTCTTTTTTATCATCAGTTAATATCATTCCACCTGCACCAATCGGAACTCTTTTTTTAACTTGAAAAGATACTACTTGTAAAGCACCATCACCAACATACATATCCTTTGTCCATCTTGTAGCACCATCTATAAGATTAAATGGTTCTAAATCATAAATACCTTTCCATTTTATATCTTCAAACTTAACTTTAAAACCTGCATTTATAACAGTCATTGGAACTGAAATATAAGTTCTTGATGGAACTGTAATTGTAGTTGGAAAATCTTTTTGATTTCCATACATAGCTTGATAATACTTTAAACATAAAAATATTCCACTACTTGAACTATTTACAGCAACACCATATTTACTACCTGCAAATTTTGCTACCTTTTTTTCAAAAATATCAATAATATCAATTGGATCAGAAAACTCATATCCAGCTTCTCTTAATTCATAAAGTTCTGAACGTTCTTTACTTCCTAATTCTCCATAAGGCCAAGGTAAATATTTTACATTATTCATTTTTTTTCTACCATTTTTATATAATCATCTCTATCTGATTTTTTAAATCTATCCTCTGGATATATCGCTGGGATTTTATTATAATCTTTTGCAAAAGTACTCCATGTTGATTGACCAAATCTAATTAAAAAAGAACAATGAGCTAAAGAAAACAAATCTACTATATTTTTAAAAACATATCTATGAAATCCCTCTGGTGGATTTAAACTTTTATCATGTCTCATCTCCCTTTTTATTATAGGTGAAGAATTTATAATAGTATCATAATCAACAATATCATATTTATCATAAAATATTTGTAAATTATCTTTAGGAACATCACTACTAAGATAAAATTTTTGATTTGGGTTTATTTTCAACATCTCATCCATTATATACATATAAGTACTATTATTAATAGCAGTATAACCAACTGGATCTCCTGTATACTTACATATAAAATTTCCATTCTCATCAATCCAACCCTTTAATTCTTCCACACGTTCCTCTAATGTTTGTGATTTATTTTTTCCAGCTACATTTATATCTATTGTATCTAATAGTTCTTTATGATTAAGTTTCCAATCTATTGGTTCACCATTTCTAAAGTTTTTATCATCATTTTCATCTCTATGAACTCCAGTAGGCCATCTTCGTATATGTATTCCTACAACATTTTTTGTATTTTGTTTTATATATTTATCGACAATTTGATTTTCAATAGTTATTAATTGGAAAGGCCTACTTATTAATTTAGGAGTATCATCTACAAATTCACTAAATTCATCTATAAAATCAAATCCAAAATCTGCATACCAATCTTTATTTGTATCTAATGTATAATCTTTTGTTTTTGACATTTTATCCATTAATTGTGTTGTAATCGGTTTATGTCCATAATAAAATTTTGCTGGTATAATATGATAATTCCTATTTCTCATATCATCTGTTTTAACTATAGATGTGTACGGCATATCCAAATATTGTAATTCTGGCCAAAAAGCTTGTTCAACTAATATATTAAATTTAAAATCATTAGCTTTATTTATACCATAAGCTATTTCCCAATGCATAAGTCTATTACATAATCCTGTATCTTCTGGTAACATAGACCCACCCCAGGGTTCTTTCCATCTTAAATTACTCATCAATTCTTTTTTTCCACGTTTCGGGTAATTCTCTATCCTCTTCTAATGAAAATCCTGTTAAAACGTATCTATTTGCTTTAGCCCATTTATTTGTTGGTGTAACCCAGTGTCCTATTCTTGCAGAATGGTTTGTTAATACTAATCTATTTGGATTAGGTAAAACTGTACTTATTTTATCATCTTTTATAAATTGTAACAATCCACCCCAATCATATTTCCATTGAACTTTATTCACATAAAATATATAACCACACATACCCATATAATCATCATAATGTAATCTAATAAAATCTTTTCCATTATTATTATATTTGTTTGCTTGGTGCATAAACCTTGATACTTTATTATCGGTTAAAGTAAGCATATGTGGTTTAATATAATTCTCAAAAATATTTTTAAATAAATCTGTTTTAAGTATAGATTCACTAGCCCACATATGAGCTAAATAATCTTCATTTTCTGATGGGAAGTTTTTATCATCTTTAGTTTCCCAAATTTTATATCTACCCTCTCTAACTTGATTTACCTCTTCATATTTAGAAGAAATACACAACTCAAGAAGTTGACTATATAAAGATTGTTCTAAAAGATTATCTATTATTATATAACCATTTTTTTCGTACTCACTTAACATAATTTTCTTTATACCATTTAATTGTTTTTTCTAATCCCTCTTTCAACGTATACTTACATTCCCAACCAAGTTCATTCATTATTTTAGTTGAGTCAATTTTACGAACTGGTATCATTGGTTTCATACCACCTACATATTCTATTGGTGCATCATAGTTTTCAATTTCCATACACATTGATAATACTTCATTTACAGAATGAGCTGTATTACTTCCAATATTCCATATAGAATAATCATCTACTTTTCTAACAATAAGTTCTAAAGCAGTAACCACATCATCTATATGAATCAAATCTCTTATTTCAGAACCATCTCCCCAAACTTTAATTGGATTGTGTTTATCTACTACTTTTCTAATTGTAGCAGGTGTTACATGACATTTATCAAAATCCCATTTATCTCCAGGTCCAAATATATTCGCAGGTCTAACAACTATACACTGCATAGTTTTATCTAAACGATTAGAATACATATCACATAATACTTCTGCATATCTTTTCATCCAACCAACAGGAAAATATGCAGGATATGGTTCATCAAAAATATAGTCAGTTTCTTTTACTGATCTCTCATTTGATGGTGGGTAAATTGTAGAACTACTGATAAAAATGAACTTCTTCACACCACTATGATAAGAAGCATCCATTACATTAGCATTCATAGCCACATTTGGTGTAACATGAACCAATGGTGATTTCTCCGTATCAAAAGCGTTTGATGTATTTGCTGCACAATGAATAACAGTATCATAACCATTAATTATATTTTTACAATTACTTAATGATGTTAAATCTGCATCCTTTGAACCAATACCATCAACATTCATTCCTTTTTCTTTTAAATACATATACAAATTTGACCCTATCAAACCAGTATATCCTGTTATTAATATTCTCATAATGCTGCCCCATATGTTAAAGGAAATCCATTTCTAAAATGACTTGTATCATTATTTATTATTATTTGATAAGCCATTATTAATTCTTTTATACCATCGTGTAAAGTATATTTAGGTAGCCAACCTGTGCTTTCTACTTTTTCATTACTTACAATGTAATCTCTTTTGTCAGGATCCTCATAATAATCAGAATAAGTAATAGCAAAATCTGAAATATATTTTTTAATCATTTCAGCTAATTGTTGTTTATTGATATTAGCGTTTGATAATCCTACATTGAATATCTCACCTCTATGTATATCACGATGAACAACCATCCATTCAAATACTGAAGCTACATCTCTAATATGAATATAGTTACGAACTGCTTTTCTTTCAAAAATAGTAATATATTTGTCTGTCAATGCTTTGTAAACAAATTCATTAACTAATAAATCTAATCTCATTCTTGGTGATACACCAAACACCGTAGCAAATCTAAAGGTGATTGCATTACCATTTTGTAATAATATATCTTCTGCATTACATTTGGTTATTCCATAATGACTAATTGGTTGTAATTTTTGGTCTTCCGTACATATACCACTTGAACGAGTTCCATAACCACTATTTGTATTTGGAAAAATAATAGTTTGTTCTTTAGATGTATTAGTTATTAAATCATATATCTGATTATAATTTACCTCTTCTGCTAATTGTTTATCTTTTTCACAAGCAGGAAAACCAACTATTGCAGCCAATGGTATTATCACATCTGCTTTCTGTACGTACTCATTTAATTTTTTATAATCTCTAACATCACCATATACAAATTTAAAATTAGATTTATAGCATAAATCACTCAATGTTAATTGATTATACATTAAGTTATCATATACAGTTACATCATAACCTTTATCTAGTAACAAAGGAACAATTACTGAACCAAGATACCCTGCACCACCTGTTATTAATATATTCATTTAATTTTATCTCCTATTTGATCTGCAATACATAATCTGTTTACATCCGTTCCTCTGTTTAAATCTATATACTCATGCCCACCGAATGCAAATGAAACACAATCGGCTGGTGTTAGATTATGTTCTTTACAGTACTTCAATTGACGATCTCTAAATAAGTTTACAGCATAATCGGGTGGAAACTCATTAAGTAATTTTGTTCCTAAGTAAGCTCCCACATGATTTAACTGATTCCACTCATTCATAATATCAATATTGTCATCTCTAAAATATCTTGAATATCTTATACCCGCTCTTAACTTATTTGCTTGATAGAATCCTTTACTCAAACTAAATACTATATCTTCTACACAACTGTAATTAGAAAAATCAAAATCCAAATCTTTAGCTATAACATAATAAGCACAATCAATTAATACAGGAACTTTTAATTTCTCACAATCATCTAATATATTTTTCATTTGTGGGTGCTCTTTACAAAAATCACTAAATGGATAACTAATAACTACAGCATCAATATCTTTTATTTCATCCATTTCAATAGGCAACCAATTATGAAATTTTTTCCAATTAGCTTTATGATAAAAAAACTCTCCTTGAAAACATCTAAATCTTCTATCGTGATGCCTCATCCAAAATGAGTCAAATCCTTGACTTGTTCCTGCTATAAAAGTTCTATAATTCAATAAACCTTTAATATTGTTTAACTTAGAACTTTGAATCCATTCGTGAAATGTATCTAAAAATATTTCTGCAGTATTTGTATTATTTATAAGAACATCACCTATTTCATTAGTATTAATATTTTCCCAAAACTTTTTAACTTGTAAATCTGGTATTGCTCTACCACCTTTAAATTCATCCATTATATGTGTCCTGTTAATTGTAATGAATATCTATAATCTATTCCTATGTTTGCTGCAGCGTGTTCCATATCTCCTGGCCACCAAACCCAATCACCTGCTTCCCAATTTAATACTGCTTCACCATCTACTTCAAGATAATGACCAGGTTTCCAATCTTCTAACAAAAGTAAAACTCTCTCTGATTGACGTTGTGTAAGATTAAATTTCTTTGTATACTCTTGATATAAGTCTGCATGTGTGGGTAGTATAACTCCTGTTTCCATTCTGTAAAAGTTAGCGCCAATATCTTTCCAACCAAAATCTTTTTCTAGCCACTCTACTATTTTAGATGTCCAACTCGGATGTTTCTCACCATGAGGACACATAGCTCCAGTAAAAAGTTCATCAGGATGTGTGTATCCCTCTTTTCTCCATCTTTTCATATCTTGTGGATTATTATGAACAACTTTATAATAATTTAAATCTTTATATTGTTCATCCCAAAATGGTTCAATATTACCTATTTTCCACTTACTCATCATATAACCTCGTATGTGTATACTCATCCGTATCATAGATACTTCTATGTGGTGGATCGTTTTCATCATAATCACTTGAACTAATATAATAAAAAATTCTTAATGCAGTTCTTACTTGATTCTTAGGACAAGTTAATTTTCTTACTGAATGGTGTGGTGATTCTTTTTTATTTTCAAACATTATAAATCTATTAAACATTGGTGCTACTTCATCAATCATCTCTCCATCTCTTGATTCCCAATATTGTTGATGACCACCCCAAGCTTCTTTCCACTCTGGATTTAAGAATAACATACAAGTTAACTTTCTATGTAATTTCAATCTGTCATTCCAATTAAAATCGTGATGAATTTTCAAATCCTTACCTTTTCTAAATCTACTAAATCCTGCTCCAACCAAGTGAGGGTCGGGCATAAGTCCTACAATACCTGTAAGTTGTTCTAACTCATAAATAAATTCTCCACTATGAAACAAATCATAAGTTATTTTATGTGCAGTTTTTGTATAGAATAAATCATTATATTCTTCCATAGCAGAACCAGCTCTACTGAATAATGTCCACCCACCTTTTGGTGCATTCAAACATTCATCATGTAATTCTAAACAAGTTTTTTCATCTAAGAAATTATCTACATAGATAAATGGAACTTCAGATTCATCCCATTGTCTTTTTTTGTAAATCACCTTTATTCTCCATTGTTGATTTATAACGACCTTCTTTTCTTCCCCACCAAAATAAATCTCTACACCATTTAATATAATCACCTTTATAATTCTTTTCAGCATCTGAATCAACTGTTAATTCATAACCACCATTAGTTAAAGGTTTTCCTTTATTAATAACATCGTGAATATTATATGGTAACTTTAATTTATATGGATATTTTTTATCTGGATTAACTATTGCATTTTTTTGAAAATAAATTACAGTATCAAGAATAGTTTCATCTGAAATATAATTACTTTCTAAAATAAAATCTTTAATTTCTTGATAAAATAAATCCACCTTTTTCCAAATTCTAACGACAGAACCCTCATCAAATTCCCAAGTTCTTTTATCTTCTAAATACCATCCCCAATGACGATCGTTGGTAAATACATCTTTTAATGCTACTCTAAGTTCTTTTATTTCATTTCCCAAAACAGTATTTGGATTATCGCTAAAATGTTTTTGTAACCTTTCGTAAAAATCTCTACATTCTATATCAGAATAGTTCTTGAAAAATCTAGCAACAAATTGAGTCAATCCAAAAAAGTGATTTATCATCATAAACCATTTGAACTCATGTGCTTTTAGTATGTCTTCAAAAGTCATTGTAGCAGTTTTAACTACAATTTTTTCTTCTTCGTTTTCATCTATCTCATTTTCAGTTACATGATAATACAATGCTTTAGTTGTAGTGTATTTTATTTTATATTTTTCAATATAATTAGGATCACCAAATGGTGTATTTGGTAATATACTTAAAGGATAAATCCCTACATAGTTATGTAATCCCATTTCAATTAATTTGTAAATACCATCTTTAAAACTATCAAGAGTTTCTTCTGGCAAACCAACAATTAATTCTGCATATATCGGTAAATTAATTTCATTACATTTATCAATAAATTCTTTCATATCATCACCAACAATATTTTTTCTCATTACTGCTTTTAAAGTATCTGGATTAAATGATTGTAAAGCCATAGTTAATCCTTTTGCCATATTACCATCTTTTAATTTTTGAGCAATAGGTATAAGTTTTATTCCTCTATCTTTTGCCCAATCATTTCGAAACACCATTGGAAAACCATATTTCTTTTTCAATTTAACTAAAAGTTCTGCTATTTTATAATCTCTTTCAAAATATAATCCAAAATTAGAATCTGCATTATCAATATACTCAACTTTATTTTCTGCCATCCACATAAATTCTTTTTGTATCTTCTGATAACTTTGTGGTTTTATTTTTTGAAAATATAAATCTCCAATCTCACAATAAGTACATCTATAAGGACAACCTCTAACAGATTCTACTGTAGCAGTGAAAACATATTTATCTTTCCATTTATCAACAAATCTATCCATCAATCCATTTAGATATGGACTTGGCATAGAATCAATATCTGCAATTCTTTGTTGAGTTGGATTTGTTTTAAATTTATTATCTTTAAGTTTGTATGTAATACCATTTACTTTTGACCAATCTTTATCTTTTAAATTTTCTAATAAAATTTGTTCAAAAGTTAATTCTCCCTCACCATGAACTAAAATATCAACATACGGGTGTTCTTTAAAAAAATCTTGTTCATGTTTTAATCTATCTGCTGATGGTTGATGTTGTCCACCATAAATAATAATACAATCTGGATATTTTTCTTTTACTTTTGTTGCAACTTCATTATTAAATGCCCAATTCCAAACAAAACAAGAAAATCCAATTACTGATGGGTTGTCAATATCATCAATAAATTTATCTATCTCATCACGAACAAATAAAATATCAGTAAGATTATAATTCTTTTCTATAGTTTTATTTGTTTGACAATGAGACCAAAGCAAACCTGTAGAGTATGGTAAACGAACTTGTCTACCACCATAAACATATGATGCTTCGATGAGATATAAATTATTTATTGTTGTCTCCTATACGTATTACTTTACATCCCTCTTTATCTGGAATATATCTCCACGGATCAATAATTATCGAATCACCATCAAAAGGAAAGTTTACAAAGTCTTCATGTTTAGTTCCAATGAAATAACATTGAGCAAGTCCATCATACTCCGACATATCTTGCCAATCAGCAAAAGGTTCATCTATATAAGGATCGTACATAGTTACAGATAAGCCTCTTTCTTTCAAAATATTAAATAATAATATTGACGGGCTTCCTGTAGTAATATTAGTTTGTGGTTTAAATGATTTACCAAGTATTGTTATAGGTAATCCATTTGATTCCTTTTCAATCATATCAGCTAACCACTCTGTCTGAACTTCTCTCTGTTTCATTATATTATCAAACCAATTAAACCTCAATCCAAGTTCATCACTTAACCAACTCAATGCTATGTTATCTCTTGGATGACAACCACCACCATCTCCCATACCACCACTTAGATACTTGTCTGAGATAATACGTTTGTTACACATCTTTAGTGCATTCATTACTTCATCTACATTTGTATTTGGTAAATGATGACACATCTCCATAAGTGTATTTACATATGCTATCTTAGTTCCTATAAAAGTATTATAAGCAACCTTAATTAATTCTGCGTTCTCAATAGTTGTTTCGTAGAATGGTGCATGATTAATTGTTCTGTAAAACTTCTTTGCTTTTTTTGCAGCTTCTTCATCATCTACACCAAACAAAATAATCTCTGGTCTAAGAAAGTCTTCCATTGTAGTTCCCATAGCTATGAAGAATGGATTGTAACATAGCTTAGTATACTCACTAAGTAAAGGTTTAATATCTCTTCTGATTGTGCCAGGTAAAACAGTTGATATCACAACTACAGTCATTTCTTTTTTCTGTTGAAACAATTCATAATCAAGTTGAGTTAAACCATCAATTAAGTAACTATAATCAAAATCTTCTCTATTATCTGGTATTCTTGTAGAACCCTCAAACTTCTCACCATGTGGTGTTTGTATTGGCACAAATATAATATCTGAATGTTTTACAACTTCTTCAGCACTCTTGATTTCTATTTTACTTTTATCCAAATAGTCTTGTGCCCCTATCTCTTTATATGGTAATTTCTTACTCTTAACTATTTCTTGTACTTGAGGTGATGGGTCATAACCTATAACCTTATGTCCCTTACCCTCTATAGCAAGAGCCACAGGTAATCCTAATTTTCCTAAACCCATAAATCCTACATTCATTTTGATATCTCCATTAAATCATTTATAAATTGTTCTTCACAAACTAAATCGATGTTTAAAAAATTATTTTTATTATGAATCAACTTATCTTTTACACTTTCATACAATTCAGATAAATATTCATTACTCATATTGCACAATCTTCTAATTTCTTTTTGTATAAATCTAAATCTTACATCAGGATCTTCTATTTCATCATATGATTCATCAAACCATTCTGGAAATGTTTCAAACCCATATTTTTTTAATAATTTTAACCAACCAATACCTACTTCACTCAATACTATAAAAGGATGACCAGAAAGTAATGGTTTTATAATTTTTTCTGTTAGGAAAACTCCACTTTCAGTTTCAGCAACTACAGAAAAATATGAATCTTGATGGTATCCAGCCAAGTCATCAAGAGTAACACTCGACTCTCCATTTTTAATTCTTTCTTCAGCATTTGGAACATCTTGCCAACTATTTGGTAAAACAATATCTTTCCCTAAATAAGAAACATATCCCTGCTCTTTTATGGTGTTATTGTTTTCTATAAAATTCCATATATTTGTTCTCAAAGGACGCTTTTTACCCAATAAACATATAAATTTTTTACTTGGTTTTTTTTCTACAAAGTCTATATCTTTAATTAAATTCGGATTCTCATTCAATATTTTAGATTGCCGATGAAGATAAGCTTGATAAGACATTACATTTATTTTTTGTTTAATATTCATTTTTTCACACCAAGCATCATATTGTTCTTGAGCATGAAAATCACAAGTAATAAATAAAATATTTTGTGATGGAATTTTTGCTTTTTCAATAACTTTATGTAACCTTATATGTGTTCCTATTGAAATCCAATGTGCTTCTGTATTTTCAACCATTACTATAAATTTTTTATTTTCTTTTTTTATTTCATTATATTTTTCAATAAACACATCTACATCTAACTTTTCTTTTTGATCCAACTGTCCTTTTCTATAATATATAACAGATTTATCATACAGATAATTCCAAGATTTCTCAGTCATTGTATATTGGTATTTATATTTTTGTCCAGGATAAAATTCAAAATTATCTTTCATTTAAATACCACCCTATAGTTTCTGTAATTCCATCTTCTAGTGTATAGTTTGGTTTAAACCCAACCGACTCTGCTCTACTTGTATCCATTTGTCGTCTCATATCACCATTTGGTTTTGTTGTATCATACTTAACTTCTTTATCAAAATATTCTCCAATTGTATTTGCAATATCTGAAATTCTTACCTCTTTACCACTACCTAAATTAACAGGTTCAGTAACTTCATTCTCTACCATATGTAACATACCACGAGCTACATCTTTAGAATAAATAAAATCTCTTATAGGTGAACCATCACCCCACACATTTATGATATCATTATGATATCCTTTTGATATCAAGGAAGCTATAACAGTAGATTCATCTCCAAAATTATCGTATGGTCCATAAATATTTGCTGGTCTTACAATAGAAATATTTTCATATCCATATGTAGCTCTAATAGCATAACAACTTAACTCACCCATCCGTTTTATATAAGCTGGAACTTTATCATTCTCACTTGGAACTTTATTCCATACATCATCTTCTTTATAATATTCACTTGGTGGATAAACTCCGATTGAACTTGTGTATAGAAACCAATCTGGTTTCCAATGTCCAACTGCCTGTATAACATTAGTGTCAAACTGTACCATTGGTAAATAATCTGCAGGTTTTTCTTTTGCTCTAAGTGGTGAACCTTTAATTCCTGCCAAATGATAAACATGATCATAATCTGCAATTATACTTGTATTGGTTTTAAATGTCATATCACAAGGTTCATAATCAACATTATCTGGTAAATCTTGTGGTATCTTAAAACCAACATCTGCAACACAAACCTCATCGTAAACCTTAGAACACAACTCTGTAAGTTGTTTTCCAACCATTCCTCTTCCACCTATTATGAGTGCAGTTTTATTTATCATTATAATAGTCTCCATACTCTACCAATAAAGTTGACCTATCAGCATTATATGCATTTTCAAATTCTCTAAATATATCATCTGGCTCTTCTAATAATACCACATCTACTTCGTGTAACATTGATTTAAAACTCATAGTGTAATCTTGTGTATGTTGAACTCCACCATCAAGTGGATTAGTAGAACCTATAGAAGTTCTCATAATTACTTTTGGTTTGAATGTTCCCTCTGTCATTATTTGCATTTTATCTAAATGGTTTACCAAAGCATCCATACATCTTAACATAAAATCAAATCTTGGAAAACAACAAATAGGAACTAAACCATTCATTGCCATACCTGTACACATACCCATCTGAACTTCTTCAAATACTGGCACTTCAATTCTCTTTTCAATGTCTATTGTTTTTAAAGTATTGTATATTGCATTACCACTATATGCAACTGATTGTCCGATGAAAGTTGTATTATCTTTTTCAGCCAACCATTCCATACTTCTTATTAATTCATCTTTATACTTCATTAGAATAACACCCATGTTCCCGTACCATGATGTGGATAATCACTTTTATATTCATAATGATATACATCTGCTGGTACTGTTTGCTTTCCACCCCAAGTTTCATCAACTGGTGTATTGGTGGAAAGATTATTATCTTCAACTACAAACTCTAAAGGTAATTCAAAGTTTCTAGCGTATTTGTAAGTCTCATAAAACAATCCTGTTTCAAAAGTCATATCACCTACAAAACACCAAACCTTATTTTCTTCACCTTTCATCTTAATTGACATAGCAGTTCCAAGAGCTATCGGTAATATTCCACCCACAATAGATGACGAATAAAACTTTGGTTTATCTGAATACACACTCATGCTCTTACCACGAACAATCATATCCATAAGTGTATCTCTTGGAATACCATGTAATAGTGCATGGTAATGATTTCTCCAACTACAGAATACCCAATCATCTTTATCAATGTTTTTAAATATTTCAATTAATGGTTCTTCATTATTAGAACTTAAATGAACTGGTGCTTTAATCTCACCAGCTTCATATCTCTCTTTAACTTCTGTTTCAAAGTCTATTAAATATTGTTTATCCATTTTGAAACTACCTCCTTTGCAAATTTTTTATGTGCTATATTAGATGGATGTTCATCTAATGCACTTTTACCATCTTCTTGTAATCTATCTCCTGTAATAAATCTTTCTTCAAATGGTAAATTATCTACACTCCATTCTGTTATACCACCTAATTTTTTATGAAACCAAAAATTATCCCAATCAATCATAGTCCACAAATGTCTTATTTCGATAGGATATCTTGGTATCTTTGGTAATTGATAAAATATATTCCAACCACCAAACATTTTGTATTTAATATCTTTAGATTTAAAATACCATTGTAATCTTAAAATGTGTTCTAAAGTTTTAACTACAGAAAATTCTTCATTATTATAATATTTGTAATAATACTTTAATAATGAATCTTGTCCATAACTGTGTTTTAACCACATTTTGTTGTTATTGTCTTTTTTAATTTTTTCCAATTCTAATGTTGGTATGTGATGGCACAATAAATTTTTATCTGTTTCACTACTAGCGTCATCTACATCTACTAACATTTCCTCTCTATCACAAGCAGTTAATTGTATACAAACATAATCAACATCTTTACCTTTATTTAATAATTCATCTACTTTATAAATTACTGCTCTTGATATAAAACCATTACCTGCTCCTGGTAAAGCAGTATTATATACTTTAGAGTTTGGAATAATATCTTCTAAATGTAATGCCCAACTTTTATAACCATTCTCTGGTTGATAGGTATCATAATCATCCATCATACCAAAACCAGCATAATCTATACAATTTCTTGTTTCACTAAAACTACATCCACCCGTAACTATATTCATCTATCTCTCGCACTCAATATTGGTTTAACTCCTGTCGGCCAATCTATACCCAATCTAACATCATTCCATTTTAATGTTTCTTGTCCATCAATATCAACATAGTCTTCTGGATAAGATTGTGTGTAATGAAATAAACATTCATCACTTAGACAGAGGTGTCCATTAGCAAAACCTGGTGGTACTAAAACACTCAAATGATTTCTATCTGTAATTGTAAAGCTATCCCATTTTAAATAATTAACTGAATCAGGACGATTGTCCACTACGACTAAATATATTTCTCCCCACACACAACTGATATATTTCCAAGTAACACCATCTGCGTGTAATCCACGTAATACATCTTTTCTAGAACGGGTAAATTTAGATATTTTCCATATGTTATTTTTTGGTAAAAGATTACGACCTTTTTCCCAAAACGTCCACATTTCACCACGATAGTCGTGAAATGGTTTTGGTTGAAGTAATTTCACCTCAGGAAGTATTTCTGATCCTGTAACTTTAGTTTTAAACATAAAAAAAGCCTCCAATTCAGGAGGCATCAACTAATTTGATGCCACTCTTGTTTTATAGTCATTTGTGTAGAGAGTTTGGACTTTCAAGTTTTCACTTGGGTTAGCTCTACCCGACTCATATATAAATATCATTATTGCGTTAAAAAATACAATTTATTATACAAATCTGTAAATGAATTTGGATTATATTCTAAAATACGTCTCCAATTATGTAATAGTACTTCATCCATACTATAATACCATTCGTGTATCTCTTGTTTACTCATATTACACAACCTTTTAATTTCGTTCACTATCATCAACATTCGTTTTTCACAATCCTCTTCTGTATCATATGATTCATCAATCCAGGGAGAAAAAGATTTAAATCCTAATCTTCTTAAACTATCCAATGAGTTTGGTGGACCTATCCAAATAAACGGATGAAACTGCCCAAGCGGTTTCCAAAACTTTTCATCTGGATGAAACCAGGGAGTATCAAAACTTGTAGAAGTAACTAAAGAAAAATATGCATTATTATAAGTTTTAGGATAAATTCCTTTCCAAGAAGATATATAACCATCAACCAAAATATCACTTGGAATATCTATTATCATTGGTGATTTTTCTTTTACCTTTTCCCAATATGGTTTAATTTGTTCTTTTAATTTATCTGAATATATTGGTGTTTTCCAATTTCTCGAAGATGGTTTCCAATCATCTCCATCTTCTGTATTTATTCTATCCATCGGTCCTAAACTAACTAAACCTTTATCTAATAAATTTTCTTTTAATAAAAAAGATATCAATATTGTTCTATGTAATTTTGGTGATCTATTATAACATAAAAAATAGTTATTTCTTATTTTTTCATAATCAAGATTTTCTAATTTATTAATTCTACAATCAGATGTTGCATGTTTATAATCTTGTCGATATACTGTAGATACGTGATTGTAATAATAATCTATACTAAAAATATTATCTGTTTGTTTTATATTTGGATTATTAGTTAAAAACATAAAATTGTTTTCAGAAATAAAATTATCATCTAAAAACTTATTCACATCTTCATAAAAAGTTTTATGATAATCTCCCTCTTGAATATAAGAGATGCACAATACAGCATTACCATTTTGAATATCTTTGAATACATCTTTATTAATAAGCTCTGGTAAAAATTCGAATAAATCAGTATGTACACTTTGTGGTTCTACCACATAAATGTATTTTTTACTTCTATCATTAGTTAATACTATTTTAAATTCACTTTGATAGTTTTTATAATTTTGTTTACCAACTGCTTTTGTTATTAAAAAACCAAAATGACTAAATGTAAATCCTTTATTATTCGGTGTACAATTTGGAATTAAATTTATATCATCTGAACTACCATTCCAAATTATATCTTCTGACAATCCATCGTAATACAATCTGACTTCTTTCATCTAACTACTCTATTATAAACTTTCAAAAATTTATCACCACTTTTTTGTAAATGATTATTATTCATAAAATGATTATAATTGTGTATTAATATTTCAGATTGATTACCATACCAATCTAATAAATCTTTTATATTCATATCACAAAGCCTCATCATTTCTTTAAGTAACAACACACTTCTTTCTTCTATATCATATTCAATATCATAGCTCTCATTTATATGTGGTGAAAATGTCTTGTAACCATTTTTTATAAGATATTTCATTGTATCTGGATTTGCCCATGTTATGAAAGGATGAAAATTAAGTATACACTTATATATTTTTTCTGAATAGAATACCATATTTGTAGAATAACACCAAGTTTCATAAACATAAGAAAAAATTGTATCCTTATATATTTGACTATCCCAATGATGAAATGAATCAAGAGTATCAAAATGTTTCTTATCAACTGTTAAAGGAAGTTTAAGTAAAAAATCTTCTACATTTTTTGCAGAACGTACTTTATAAAGAAATTTACTTCTACCTAATTCTGTTAAATCGGGTTTTAATCTTGTTTGATATTCATCAATAATTAAATCTAAAAAAGTAAAATCTTTTAAATTTTTATTAAATTCAAAATCATCAAGACTGGCACAATCACTAAATGTAACCTCACCCTCATTTGCCATTTCCATTTTTGTTCTATCAATATCTTTAAAAACAGAACGAATATCCCATTTACTAAGAATAGCTGATACTGAACCTTTTTCTAATAAATTAAAATAATTAAGTGCCATATGATGAAATACTCTTGGCATTTTCCATCTTCTCATCAAACAAAGATAATGTTTTAACCTATCTATATTTTCAACTTTATAATTAAAGTTATCTTCAAATGTATCTTCTAAATGTGAATAATCTGATGATATTGCTTTTTCACACCAATCTAATAATATCCAATTTATTGGTTTTTTAATATTATTTTTTTCACACCATTTACGATAATTTTCAGGATCTTTATGATTAGCACTTAATAAAACTATTTTATCTGTAGGGAACTTCTCTTCTTCTGCTCTTTTATGTATCACTTCAGCTATATGAGGATTGCTACCCATATCAACACTACTTAATCTATCTGTTCCATCCATTGGAAAACCCTCAAATGACATATCAATAGTTACTAATACCCTACCATCTCTAATATATTGTTTCGTATGTTCTTTAATATTATGAAACAAAGTACTTCTTTCATTATCACCACCACACCAAAGTCTTGGTCCTCCATTTGTAGCTATCAAATATATAAATGATTCACCATCTTTTATAAAATCTGCAGTGTCCTTATTAGTTAAATCATATCTAATAGATAAATGTCTATCTAATATATTAACAATATTGTGCCAAGCGTTTGTTGGCTGATAGTTTGAATCAAATAGTGGAAGTGTATCTGAATCATTTGGATATGTTCCATCAGGAGAAAAACCTTTAAAATCTTTTTCTATAATTTTTTTTATTGTTGGTTCTTGTGAATAATTATAATAATCCCAACCAAATTTAATTTTTTTCATAAAACTTTATATAATTCCATAATTTTATCTATTGATTTTTTAGCTGGATTTGATTTAACAAAATGTTTAAAATTATGAATAAGAATATCTGATTGTTTAACATACCAATCCAATAATTGTGTTTTACTCATTTTACATAATCTATTAACTTCCGATAATAACATTTTTGATCTAATATCAAAATCCTCTTCATCATCATAACTCTCATCTATAAATGGTGAGAATGTTTTATATCCTAATTTTCTTAATTGTTTAAGTGAACCTGAATTTGAAACTAAAAGAAATGGATGAAAACATATTATATCTTTCCAAATTTTTTCTGTTAAATATATACTATCATCATTTGTAGCAAATGTATTGTAAGTGTATGAAAAGAAAGTATCATTATAAAAACTTTCATCCCAAGCTGTAAATCCGTTCACATCATCAAAAGATTTTTTATCAATAAACAATGGTAATTTTTTTAGTAAATCTTTAATATTATCGTGATGTTTAATTTTGTCATTATTAAATAATTCACATTGTAAATTAATAGTTAAAGAAAATTTATCTATAATATCTTCATTAGAAATAATTTCATTAAGTTCATAATCTGTATTATCTTTCAATTTATCTTTTAATTCTTCTGATATGTATGGTGAATTAAATAGTCGTTCTTTTGATAATATAAAAGAAGTTAAACCTTTTTCGTGTAATCCATAATAGTTTAAACCTAATGAATGAAATAGTCTCCAATCCTTAACTAATTTACAAAGACATAGAAAACTTTTCATATTTTTTAAATTATCTTTTTTATAATTAAAAACTTCTTCAAATCTATCTTCAGCCCATCTATCCAAAGAATCAACACCAATGTTAATTTCTGGATTAACATCATCAGTTGAAACTCCAAAACCATTCCAAACATCTATTGTACTTAAATGATATTTGTTAAGATTAGGTATAGGATTTGGTTCTTGATTTTTCAGAATAATTTCAGTCCAGGGAAGAACTATTTGATTGATAGATTTATATTTATCTTCTATCTTATAATTTGATGTTAAATAAACTATATTATCTAATGGAAAATTTTCTTTAGTTGCTAAATTATAAATTTCTTCTCCTATGTGTTCATAGTAACCTGCTTCCGATATTGACATATCATCTATAGATTGCATTGGAAATCCCTCATCTGACATATCCACTACTAATAAAACTTTACCTTTTCTAATATATTCTTTAGTATGTTGTTTTATATTAATAAATAATTTACCTCTATCTTCTTTCCAACAATGAGGTCCAGATTTAGTTCCAATAATATAAATAAAAGGTATATCTTTTTTAATAAGATGTGTTGTATCGTAATTATATATTTTAAAGTTTTGATTATAAAAATATCTCATTGCGCTATATAAATTATGCCAATCATTTGTTGTTTCATAATCATCAAATAGTGGTAATGTATCAGCATCATTTGACCAAACATTAGTTGGTCTAATATGAGAAAATTTTTCTTCCATAATCTTTTTTATTTTTAATTGTTGAGACCAATTATAATAATCCCAACCAAAATAAACATCATCCAAAAGACTTTGATCGACATATAAAGGATATGGTGATATACCATCGTTTGTTGTAACTACATCATTATTCATAAACGAACTCTTCCAATTCAGGAATATAATTAACTATATGTTGTTTTCTATTCATATCAAGTTTTTTAGTATATATCTTAAACTTTAATACTGCTTCATCATCATCCAACTCTTCTTTTAAAGTTACTAAATTACTTTTTAAAATACCTAACCATTGTTCTTCACCAACAGTCCACTCCGTATCTTTTTTACTGTCAAGAAAATTATTTATTCTTTCTATAGCTAATTCTTTTAATTCTTTTGGTAATATTCTACAATCATACCAATTAGGATATGTTACCCAATTAGCAAATGGTATTCTCCAAAAACCATAATTACCCAACGAATATACCCATTCTAACAACTTATCATAATTTAAAACATTCAATACTTGAAATGTAGCATGAATTTGTAAATCCATACTAAGTTTCTTTTTCCATTTAGCAACTTTTTTAATATTTTCTTCTATTTTATTCCACTTAGATGGATACCTAATATAATCATCAACTTTATCATAACCATCAATACTTACTCCAAGATAAATGTGTCTGAATTGACTCCATAAATCAAACAACTCATCTTTAACTACAGTAAGATTTGTTGTATAAAATAAAACCATATTTTTTGCAATATCGTGTTTAATGCATTGTTTAAGAAAATCATTATGTTCTTTTATAATTAAAGGTTCTCCACCAAGAAAATTAACTTGTTTTAAATGCTTAAAGTTACTTTCAAAAAAATCATCACTCAAAAATCTATCATCTACAGATACATTTTTTGTTGGTAATTCAAAATTATCTTTATATAATAATTTAGATTCTTTTTCCCATAAGTTAGAATTATCTACATTACACATTCTACATATCAAATTACATTTATTACCTACAGTAAAATCTAAAAAAGTAACATATGGATCAGCAATCCAACTATCATCATTCATTGACTCTAACATAATCTCTTTATAAAAACCACTTGCTAATGTATTGTTCCAAATAGTTCTATAACTTTCAGCACCATTGTCTTCTGTTTGCCAACATCTAAAACAACCAGGATCTTTTTTATTAGCTGATATATTTTTTCTAATTCTTGTATGTACATCACTATTAAATGCTTTACGCATAGTAAAATCTTTATCTGTAATTGAGATTGGATTACCATTCTCATCTTTTGGTGTTTCATAATTATTACAACAAACTCTGACTTGCCCTTGTTGATCAAAACTCAATGAAGTAAATAAGTGTGAACAAAAATATTTTAAATCTTCCATTAATGTTTTCCTGTCATAAAAGTTCTTTTTAAATTAATTTTATATTTTTCAATATCTAAAGCGTCAAGATAATTTGGTACACCATATTTCTTTTGTAAATATTCTTCATCCTCATATCTATCATTTAAATTTCCAATATCGTGAAATCTATCATGAAAACTAATATCATATAAACTAATAAGAGTTTGCTCTTCTTTAGTTTGTGATAAATGAATGTGACCAGGATGAACTGGATTTTTATCTTCTTTAAATTTTCTAATAATTTGATGTCTTCTATTTACCCATGTCTGTTTATGTGAATGTTTATATTTAATAGGTAGTTGTATATGTACTGTTTTCTTCGCTCTTTCATCTATTGTTAATTTATTATCTATAGATAATCTATAAGTACCATCAAAATTTGATTCCCATTTAAACTTAGTAACCATTCTAGCACCATCTATATTTCTTTCACTATAATCTTCGTCAAACTCAACCTCTATTTCATAAGGACCATTTAACTGATGCATTAACCAACACCAAACTCTTATTTCATTTCTTGTTTCTATCTTTATAGTATCTTCTATACTAACTGAAGGATCATATTCTCCTGTTTCTGGTATATTAGCAAACTCTAAATAAGGAACATTATAATCTATATCTTTTATAGCAAATTGATGTGGAAATTGTCTTCTATTGTGTGTTTGTTGCCAAAATGTTCCATTGTGTTTTGGAGTCCATTCTTTAAACTCCTCTTGATTAAATATAGACTCTGGGTCTTTAAACTTCAAATATTTTATATCATCACTCACAGTCCAAAATCCTGAATAATATATCTTATAGATATTCAAAAACATATGACACAACTTTAATCTTAAAAATCTATTAATATATGTATTTTTCAAATCCCAACTTATCCAATCATAAAATATATTTCCCAAATCAGTAATATTGAATACATCTCTATATTGGTCAAGTGCTGTACCTGGAGTTACACCTGCAGGAAACTGATTTGCTGCTACTACAGGAATATAATGTTTGTTCTTGTATAAGAAATATAAACTGATTATCCAATCAATGTGATTTTCTTTTGGGTATCCTGATATCCAATTAGCATCCATACGAATACCATTTCTCCAACACGCTTCCCAAAGTTGTTCAATTCCCTCAACTGTTTGTCTTTTTTCTATAACCTCAAGTATCTTAGGTGTTCCACTCTCCACTCCAATAGACAACCATTTGAATCCTGCTTTAGAAGCTACTTTCATCAAATCATTATCCATTTGTTTATGTGTTCTTGCATACCCACCAAAACTTAAATCTTTTAGTCTTGGGTCTTTCTCTACTTCTTTAGCCATCTCATTTACGAATACTTTGAATTGTGGCATAGAACCATTGACAAGAGAATCAACAAATGAGAAATGTGTTATACCATATTTATTTACTTGTTCAAGAACTTCTTCTTTAATATCAATACCTTTTCTAAATCTAAAAATTCTTGTCTCTGAACAAAATGTACATTTATAAGTACAACCTCTTGAACCTTGTAATGGTAAATGTGTGTGTCCCTCATAGTGAAATTGTGCATATGAATCTAAATCTACACCATCCCAATTAGCGTTTGGTATGACTGTTAAATCTTTTTGTGGTATTCTCATACCTGTAGATATTGGTTCTCCGTAATCATCCCATGTCCATATACCACTTACTTCTTTGTAATCTGTTTTATTTTCATAACAATCTACCAAATCGTTTATAATTAACTCACCCTCAGTATCACAAGAAACTTTAAGCCAATATCTATCTGGTTCTCCCTCAGGTGTAGATTGTCTCAATCCACCCTTTGGTGCATTCCAACAATAAGCACCACCATAGAATATATGTATCTTTGGATTTTTGTTGTATAGTCTTTCAGCTATGTAGTCTGTTACTACAATATTTGAGAAGTAAGTTGTAAATGTAACAATATCATATTGTGCCATTTCTTCTATTATCGTATCCCAATATTCACCATAAGCAGGTATGATTCTATCTTCAAATGAATGGTCATTAGTCCAATAGAAATGACCAGTCGGTGCCCACAATTCTTCTTGTGAATCTTTGTCTACATGTATAGCAGATAACAAATTCAAATGAAATTGTTTTACTTTTCTACCTCTTGTTTGTAAAGCACCAGCCAATAATCCAAGACTAAGTGGTGGTGTCTCTAAAGACCAAGCGGGGCACATTACTACTGCTACTTTAGCTTTCATTTATCTCTTCTTTTTTTATGATACTAAATTCTTCATCTTTTCTTGTTTTGGGTATTATAACATCTGTTCCACAAGTACAATGATTTTTAGGACATATAACAGGACTTCCTATATGATTTAAATCTTTTTCTTTCCAAGTATTGATATTACTAAATATATCACTAACACCACAACTACCAGCGCTAACATCACCTCTTGGACTTATAAAAATTGCATCATTTAAATAACAAGTCCATCCTTGAAAGTTAGTTAATTTTTCTGCTGATAATCTATTAGAATTTACAGGTCTGATTTTACCATCGTTCCAAACCTCTAAACTATAAGCAGGTTTGAACTTTCTTCTTTCATTTACCTTTCCCCATTTCCTCATATAACCATCTGTCTCCTTAAAAAAGTCATTTTTCCAATCTTCATCATAATCCCACATCTCTGCACTTGTAGATAAATCTTTTAATAATGGGACCCATTCTACAACACAATTATCCATTTCGTCATAAATCTTTTTACCAATATCAATACATTCTTGAAATCTACTCTCTTCCATCATAATTCTCAATGCTAAATAATTCATTTTATCTTGTAAAAACTTAGCATTCTTAATATATTTATCATACTTAACATATTCAATATGATAACTTGCTACAACATCTTGAAAGTAATAATAATTATCTAACCACCACTTTAAAGGATTACTTAAATTTGTATTAATAGCTAAAAGTGGTGTATCACATTTTTCGTGTAAAAATTTTGCTATTGGTATAAGTGGTTTCCAATAAGTTGGTTCACCTCCTGAAAAAAAGAACTTAAATGATTCATAACCAAGTTCTTGATATTTTGATATCAAAGTATCTAAGAACTCTATGTACTTATCTGTATCTTTGTTTAAATTATTACCACCCCAATTACCCTCATTACAATAAGAACATCTAAAATTACACCAATCATTAACTTGCCAAGTAACATTCATATACTTATTTTCACCTGGTAATATTTTTAATAACTCAGTCATCTATCCACCAATTAGGTGTTTGTAAATGTAAATCAAGACTTCTTTCGTACTCTTCCTTTAAATCTTCAAATTCTAAAAAGGTATCAAAAAAACTATGTCCTCTAACCTTATCCATAAAGTTTGTGTATTGATAAAACATATATCTTTGATTTTCTTCTGTTTGTTCTACACCTTGACAATATTTTCCATAACTACCATGTGCTTCCCAATCACTTTCTAAATAAGAAATAATTTTATTAGCTGCACCATGTAAATCTAAATATTTGTTATCATATGTTGAGTAATCATAAAATTCTCTATAACGTTCTGCAGCAACTCCTCTATAACTCCAGGGAATTACCGTTGCTCTTAAATGTAATGGTTGGTCTATTATTATAGGCCAAAATGCCACTTCTCTTTTTAACTCTAAACGATTTAACCATCTCATTATTTTATAAGTTTCAAACATATTATATACCTGAAATACATTATATATCTGAATCCTTACTTTATTTGGTAGTTGTATTAATTTTTTAAAATTAGTTTCTATATCTTTCCATACTGAACCATATCTTATATATTCTTGTGAAGTTTTATAACCATCAATACTAATCTGAACCTCACTCTTATCAAAGAAAGATAGTTTATCATACAAGTTCATATTCCAAGTTGTAAGATTAGTAGTAAATGATACATGACATTCTTTATTACCTATCTCAATCAAATGATTTATCATATCATCATTAGCTTTTATTATACTTGGTTCACCACCCGTTACATACAATCTTTTTAATGTCGGTGCTATCTTCTTAAAGTTATCTAAAAACTTTGGATTCTCATGCCACATCATATTAATTTTTGATATTTCATATTCTGATGGATACCACATATCATATAACCAACTTGGCATAGAAGTTCCATACTTCTTAACTATGTCTAATCGTTCAGCATTAATCCTACTACTACTATATCCCCAACACATTGTACACTTTAAATTACAATGATTACCTAATCTAAGTTCTAAACTATTAAGTGTATCTTTAATAAATCCATCGTCATCCATCATCTTAATATTATTCTCTATTACCTCTTTCATATGTGAATAGATACCATCATCTTCCATATAACTTTTTATACTATCCAATCTTGTGCTTGTTGGTGCGTCATGACCACCATATGTCTTTTCTAAATTTTCTACATTCCAACATACATTACACTCTTGTATTTGTTCTCCATTTAAAAGTTTCTTTCTGATATCTCTCATATGTTTAGAATTCCAAACCTCATCAATATCATCATTACCAACATTAAATGTAGAACCATCATCTTTCTTTAGATGTAAGTTTTCATTTTGAGCACAACATATCTTCATAGAACCATCAGTATTATTATTTAGATTCATAAAAGGAAACGGACAAAATGTTTTGGATTTAATATTCATAATCTCTAAAAAATTCAAGTTCAGGAGCGACTTGATATAAAGACTCTCCTCTCAATTTATCTAATGGTGTATTCCTATCTATAAAATCAGGTATAAGATTTTCATAATTCTCTTGTTGTAAGAAATCAAGAACCGATTCGAATCCTCTTTTTGCAGCTCCATCTCCAAAGTTATCATCAATCCATTTTATATGTTCAGTATACTTGTTAATAAATATCTTTCTTTCACTTGGTGGTATAATTTGTATTCTATATTCTGTAGGATAAGTTAATATATTCATCCTAACATTTTGTGGTTCTAATAATCCTTTGTCAATCCATTCTTTATGAAAGTCTGGTAAATGATATACATTCATAATACTGACTGTGGGTGTTATTTCAAAGTATACATCAGGACATTCTTTTATCATTTGTCTACGATTGTCTTCTATTACATCCCAATCAGTTCCTGCTCTAATCAACTCACCTCTTTTACCCATAGCGTCAAGACTTGCAGCTATCCTTACATCCTTGAAACTATTCCAATACTCTAATATGGATTTCTTCTTGAAGTATAGATTACTAAAGTTGGTTGTGTATCTAAGTCTTACATCAATATCATTCTCAATCCAAAAGTCTAATATCTTGTAGTGTTCCTCTGTAATGATTGGTTCTCCACCTGCCCAACATGCTTCCTCTACTGTCAATAACAATGGTTGTAAATCATCCCAAAACTTTTTATTCTCTAAGATATTCATCATCTTTGGGTCTTCGGGTGTATAACCATATAATTTTACATGTTCTTCATACCAAGCACTACTTAATTCTGGTCCACAAGTTCTACATCTAAAATTACAAATATTAGAAACTCTAATATCCATATAACCCATATTTAATTCTTCTACCGTTCCATCAAGTTGTGTAGTCTCCACCCTATCCCAATGATGTTCATAGTATTGGTTCACCATATTACGAAGTGTAAATACATTAGACTTCTCCATCTCATAACATCTACTACATTCTTTAGTCTCATCACCATTTAACATATTCTTTCTGAGTTGTCTATACTTTTCATTGTTCCAAATCTCTGCTAAACTATTATCATTTAAATTACCATATTCAACTGTACTATCTGACATACAACAAGGAAATGCTTTACCACTTGGCCACACATGTGTATGTATCCAGGGCATCATACAGAATACTTTTGATTCTTTAAGTTTTAATATTTTATCTCTAATACTCATTATTTGTATATAAAAGGATCTCTCTTTTTCAATTCTTTAATCTTTTTTCTATATCTACGTTCTAAACGAATTTTGTCAATTAACTTTTTAATCCACTTTATCATTTTGTTTTCTCCTTAACATTTCAGCTCTTCGTTGTTCTAATCGAATAGCTCTTTGTGTTTTAGTAGTACTTTGTCTACAATCATTATAAAATTCTTCATACTCAGGAAATGCTTTTAAAAAATCTGTATCTCTTCTCTTATCGTGTTCAGTAAAGAAATTATAAAAATCACTTCTTCCTTTTCTAATATAATCATCATCAACATTTGCTGATTTAAAATAATCAACAACTCTTCTAAACTTTTCTACTTCTAATGTTTTAAATTTAGTATTATCATCATCATCTTGAAAGTTTATCATAAATTCTAAATGTCTATTCATATGATGAGTAAAATCTTCTTTAGGTAAAATATTCATATCATAATGTGGTGGTTCTTTTAAGTACGGTGTATCCATTTGTATTCTCTGAAGAGGTATTGGTTGATTTATATTACCACGTTCTTTTGCATCTTTATCGTTATACTTTTCTCTCCACTTTAATATCTGTTCTAATAAAGAATCAAAATTAGTAACACATAAGTTGTTAAATGTAATCATCAACGATAATTTAGAATCTTTTATCTCAGTTAAATATCTATCAAAGTTTCTTTTGAACAATTCAATATCTAACCCATTCCTAATATATTCAGCTTTATCTTTATCCCAAGTGTCTATAGAAGTAAATAGTTTAAACTCTTTTACTTTCTTTTCTTCTATGATAGGTTTTAATTTACTAATAAATCTATCAAAGAGTTTTGGATTTGCACCAAGATTAGAATTTATGTTTAACTCAAGGTTTGGCATAGGGTTTTTATTAATCTCATCTAACAATCTATATGTACTACCATGTATTGTTGGTTCACCACCTGTAATCCTCAATATGTTCAATGTTTTAGAAACCTCTGGCCACCACTTCCACCATGCTTCGATGTATGGATTATCCTCTTCTGATTCATATAACTTATCAATGAACCAATCAACATCATACCTACCTGTATAGTTTTTTGTGTAAGGACCAAACTGCTTAATCTCATCTAAAAATCTTGAACTATATCTTGGATGACAATAACCACACTTGAAGTTACAAGAGTTTCCAAATGAAAGTTCAATGTACTCTGGATTAACATTCATATCCCAGGGGTTATTTATGATATCATCTAATCTACTTTTATCTCCCTCATGTATTGACAATGTTCTTTGTTTTCTATCACTTATGTAATCACAACCCATATCTTCCACATTCCAACAATAGTTACAACCCTCTGGTCTCTTACCCTCTAACATCATCTTTCGTTCTAACTTCTTTTGTTTGGTATTGTGTAAGGCAGATGGATTGTCTTTCAACTCATCTAAAGGAATAATGTGTGGTTGTGGATGGTAACAACTATGAGTCTCTCCTAAATGTAGATAGATGGTAACATGATGCCATTTGGCAAGACAAAAAGTAGGCGATGTCTTTGCTTCTATCTGAGGTAGAATCTCTTTTATACGATCGTGCTCGTAATTACTCATCCACAAACCTCACATTAATCATTTTATGATTTTCATAAACTTCTTCAATATTATCTATTTGATATTTCATATTTTTTACACCATACTCATCATTATCAATATCAATTTTATTTTCTTGCATTTCTAATCTATATAATTTTTCGTTTACTTGTGTAGTATCTTTTGCAAATGTATCACCCACTATACCCTCATCTTCGTGTGGTAAACATTCAAATCTACTAAATCTTCTATGTGGAACAACTGTAAATGGAATTTTTTCAATAACTTGTTGAGTTATACTAGCAGTATTTCCATTCCACAATTGACCATGATTATCATAACCACTTTTATCAATAATAAATTTATAATCTTCAACAGTTTCAAAATCATAATCCAACACTACTTCATTTCTATGGTTTGTTATCTTAAAATAAGCTAAACTACCATGAAATCTTTTGTGGTGTTCATTGTTATCATCTTCTCTACCAAGATACATATCTGAACCACCATATCTTTTTAATGGTGTAAAATATTCTAATGGTGATTCAGTTCCTGTACCATGTCTTGCATCAGAATCTTCTCCATTTATTTGTAATCTTATATGTTTCTTTCTATCATCAACTTTAACATTAACTAATGTCCATTCATTAGGATATCTTTTAGCCCAACTATATAATATCTCATTCTTCCAACTCCACATCGTATTGGATATTGCTCTTGCATTAGTATAACTAATTGTATGATCCCACCCTCTTCTACAAAAGATTGGATATTGTAAATGTTTATGATTATTATCTCCAATTAAATATTGATTATCATAATCATGTTGTGGTTTAACCAACATTTCAATTTCAAAACTTCTACTATTGAAGTTGTGTAAAGTTCTTGATGATGGAATTTTTACATAACTATATCCTAAATTAAGAACACTTGTTACTCCTGGTCCTTTAAGATATCTATCATTTGTCATTCCTTTTAAATGACATCTCCAAAACAAATCATCATCTTCCATTCCCCATCCCCAATAGTTGGCATGGTATCCATTTACTTTTTCAAATTGTTCTATAGTAAATAAAACAACACCACCAAAGTATTCTACATCTCTGAGATTATAATCCCATTGTGATAAGTAAGTTGCTATGTGAACTGGATTGTCTTTTGGATAACTATAGTCTGCACCATCTTCGGGTAACATATCTACATCATGAAATGCTACATAATCACAACCCTCTTCTTTAGCTGCTAGGAATGCAGCATTTTTTGTACCACTTCGATTGAATAATTGATCATCTACTTGATGACCAATAAAAATTTTGTGTTTTATATTCCTATCATTAAGAAATTTAGTTAGATAGGGAACTAATGTATCTAAATGTTTTTTTCTAACACCATCACCAGTATCTCTATAAGGAATGCAGACACCCAAATAATGTTCTGACATTACAACTCCACACTAATCAATGTAGTATTATCTGATAATTCCTTTTTATCTACAAACTTATATTTTAAAGTATTTAATCCGTCAATGTGCCAATCTTCTAAACCATTCTTTACTTTATTAAAAAATCTTGTTTGATTTCCTCTTGTCTCTGGATGTATCCAATGTAATCCGTCAGCTGCCCAAGCGGATTTCTTATGTTCTTGTGATGAAAAACCACCATACCTACGATGTGGTACAGTCAAAAAAGTTCCCAATGATCCCACCTTTTGTCCTTTTTTAGCTCCAACTATATCACCATTATTGAACCAACCACTATTATCTAAAACTTGATTACCTACAATATGTTTAAAATCGTAATATAAAAGTAAATTATTAGAACTTACATACTCACCAAAACTATCAGTTAAACTTTTTATATAATTGTTATTATATAATGACTTAACTTCTTTCATATCTAAAGCACTATTCCAAATAGCAACCTCAGATATCTTTCCTTTAAAATGATACGAATATTCTTTATTATCTGGATGAGCACAACCTAAATAAATAAAATCTTCTTTTGTATAATCATATAACTTTTCTATCTTCTTAGAATCTACTATCTTACCATTCTGATAAAAAGTGAACCTATCTGCTTCTTTATTATACACCATAGTCAAATGATTAAAATATTCTGTTTCTATATCTGTAAGGA